GCAACGAACGAGATGACAACTGACAAAAACCAAGCTTTAGAAACTCTGGATGACCTTTAATTGATGCAACGTAAATAGTTGATGGTGCATCACCGTTTTCTATTGTTCCGTTGAGGTAAGCCAAAACAGAGGGGAATGCCATCAGATCAATCCCTCCAACGCAGGGTTGGAGCCAGGCAGCTGCGGTGGCGTTGGCGTCGGGTCACCAGCAGGTAGCACAGGCGAGTGGAACTGCCCACCCATTGCCATGCGCTGCGGTAGATCGGTCTTTAGCCCCCAGTCAAAAGCCGGCTGCCCATCGCGGATCCGGTAGACGTACCGGAGCAGCTGGATGTCCAGCGATAGCTCCTTATCCGGGTCTGGGTCCATACGGCGCTGGGCGCAGGCGTAAACCCACATCTCATCGGTGACGTTGACCTTCACCGATTCGGGCAGCATCGCCCAGGTGAATAGCGCCTCCTCGTCAGTGATCTTCTTGCCGTAAGGCAGGAGGGAAGACAGGGCACGCAACCCCATCTGAAACGTGGTGGCCTTCATCACTTGAAGAAGGAGACGTGATCGACCTCTTCCCAGTTCACCGTTTTGGCTTGCGCAGGGGTGCCGTTCTTGGCAAAGCGATTTACGCCATAGGCCATCCACCGTGCATGGTCAATACCTTGCTGGCCACGTTCAGCGGCTTTTGTCAATTCGTCTTTAAGGACGGCCATGCCGCCAGCAGCGTCAACGCGGATCTTTTCGCATTCACGGAGGAGGCCATTCCAAGCGCGTAATGTCACGCTCCCACTTTTGGCATTCCAGAAATCAACGATCTCAGCCTTGGCTGGCAACAATGAGGCGTAATCCTGCTTCGCTATCGGCGGAGCAAAATCAGCGTCATCAGTACACCGAAAAGGCTTCTCAGGCGGATTTTCCGGCTTTTTTGCTTGCACCCTCCCATCCCTAGGGGATCCCCCGGACCCCCTTCCGACACCCTGCCCTCCCCCTATGGGGGGAAAGTCAGGTCTGGACGGCACGGGAGGAGATGTATGCGTGGCATCCCCTGCTGCGTTGAGGGGTTGTGCCTTCGTGCCTAAGTTACCTAGGCCTTCTTCCGCACCGACACAGTACGCGGGTACTTTAGCCCCCCCTGTCAACTCCCCTAACGCACGGTCGAGCGCAAGGTTGATAAACCCAGTCGGGGACAGGTATTTGGGGCAAACCGCCCTAAGACGCTCCAGTAACTCGTCCCTAATTTCGACCCTTTTTGGCATTGGCGTGACTTGGTGGTAATACGGTTGCATCGTGGCCATGTTCTGGCCCCTACGCAGCCATATCGTGGCACCTCAATGGCCATAGCGCAACCATGCCGTGGGCATTCATCTGAGACGCATGGCGGGACACGCTGGAGGGGCTGAAAACAAAAAAGCCCCGCCGCTAGGGCGAGGCTTGATGGTTGAGGCTTGATCGAAGCTTTGGTCGCTTGACGCTCCCGGCCTGCTGATCACCCCCTCCCACGACTGCCTTTTTATTATAGCAAAAACGTACAACATTGGCAGACGTTAATAACATTGAGATAGCAGCGGATATCCCATGGGCGCCTATGGGAGGCCCAGGGGCGCCCCTAAGGGGCTTGCAAGTGATTACTTGTGCTCCACCGTGCCACAAAGGCAAACTGTCTCTACGGGCCACCTATACTGCTGTGAGAGTCGCTCTCGCTTAGTCTGCTGATCACCCCCTCCCACGACTGCACGTCCTTTGGACGCGTGGCGGGTTGGTGGTCAACAGGCCAAGTGTTGCGGCTTGATACCCCCGCCTGTACCCAACAGATGCAAATTCAAAAATTTACCGCCTTAGATGCCTTTGAGCATCAAGGCAGCTTTTACGTCAGGGGCCAATCCCTGGCAGACCCTGCAGCAGCCAGCCAGTTGTTCCTGGTCCCCGCCTCGCGGCCAGAGCTGTGGCATGAAATCCGGACTCAGATCCATGGCTGAGGTCACCTTCTTGGGTTCGCTTGAGCCGTGCGACGGGATCCGAATGCCGTCCGTCGTTGGGTTGACGGGGCCTCTTCCGTCAACAGTTGAGGTGGATACCGTGATTCAGTGCAAACAGTTGGTCTTCAACTTTCTGCGCGATCTCAACAAGCTGGGTCCTTTGACGGACTTGGGCTGATACCCCTACGCAGCCAAGCGAAATCGCAAGCGCTTGGCTGCGTCCCACCCTGAGACGCATTGACATTCCGTTACACTGCGGGTGTACTCAAAGCACGGAGGCGTTATGCCAACGTCCACCGAGGCCAAGACTCTCCGCAAGCAGCTAGCCCTCGACGGTGCTGACCCGTTCCAGCTGCTAGCTACCGTCCTTGAACGCAACGCCCAGCTAGCAGAGCAGGTGCGCATCCTCACCGCTATCGCCAATAGAAAAGGGGCCTAACGGCCCCCTGTCCCTCACCTTCGGAGTTGTCTCCGTGGTCAGGTTACGTCAGCCACCCCCAACGCCTCACGCGTCACTAACCGCTTAATGTATCCGGTGATCGTCTCATCACCTCGCAAATGCGATCGCAATGCATCAACGACATGAGCAGGCAGCACGATGGTGAGCTTGCGGATTTCATGAGAGGGTTGAAGTCCGTTCATTTGGTCACCTCGCCAGTGTCGGCAATCAAATCAAGCAATGACCCGCTCTGTTGTTCAGCGGCTTGAAGAAACTTTGCAGCCTGCTTTGCGTATTCGGGCTTCAGCTCGATGCCGATGTACTTCCTGCCCATCTTTACGGACTGATATCCGGTGCTGCCGATGCCATTGAACGGATCCAGGACCAGATCGCCTGGGTTGCTGTAGAGGGTCAAACAGCGCTCAATCACGTCGAGCTGCAGCGGGCAAATGTGCCTTTCGTCTTCCTGCCCTTTGGCCATCCGGCCATTCAGCACTTTGGTCTGATTCACCTGCATCCATACAGGGCTAGCCAGCTCCTGCCACATTTCCACTGGCAGATCCTCAGGGCAGTGGGTAACCGGATCAGGATTATCTTCGTTCTTTCTGAAAAACAGCATGTAATCAGGCATCCCCACCCTGCTGCGCGTGCTGTCTTTTTTGAGCTGCTTGTACAACAGTCCTAGCGCTTTGGTGCGCTGCATCTCAATTACTGGATCTTTCCAGATCGTGCAGCGAGCGTGATATACCCATCCCGACTGCTGGTGAGCACGGACCAGGTCGCCGCCAAAATCATGCAGGCCGATGAATCCATCCTTCGACTTACGGGCAGGCAGGTCAGAGCAATGCACGCAGGCCATGCGCCCAGGCTTGAGCACCCGCATCAGCGCATCGGTGAAATAGGCGTAGTGCTCCATGAACTCGGCATGGCTGCCGCAGTTGCCCATGTCCCGCTCAGAGTCTGAGTAAACGAACAGATCAGAGAACGGCGGCGAGAAGATTGCCAGATCAATGATGCCCTCTGGCATCCCGTTCATCACCTCGATGCAGTCGGCCAGGTAAACGGCCCAGTTGTCGCCTTGGTAGTCAGGTTTCATTTCAGGAAGTCAGGAAGGGTGATTTTTGCGGTGCGGGAATAGGTTTTCTTGGCTGACGCGGATTGGAATCCATTCATCGCGTCAGCCATGGCACGCTTCATTTGCTGGTGGTCCTGCGCCTTGCGCTGGACGTTGTTCCAGATCGATGTCTCTGTGTCGCTGATTACGACGTGACAGGTCACGGGCTTGGTCTGCCCATAACGCCAGGCCCGGCGCACGGCTTGGTAGTGCTGCTCATAGCTGTGGCTGACGCTGGCAAACACAACCGTATTGGCGTGCTGCCAATTCAGCCCCAGACCAGCCAGCTTCGGCTTGGAGACAATCACCCGACGACGACCAAAGGTGAAATCATCCAATGCGGCGATCTTTTGCTCTGGATCCATCGATCCATGCACCTCGATCGCGTCAGGGATGGCGCCCGCCAATGCAGCTGATTCGCTATTGGTTTCGCACCAGACGATCACAGCGCCATCAGCAGCGTTGGCGATCTCAGCAGCCTTGGCTACACGATCTTCCATTGTCAGCCGCTTCTCCCTGTGAATGGTGGTGGCGCTGCCATCGGGAATCCTGAACAGCATCCCGTCAGGTACGTCCGTCGTGATGTCAGCCACGACCGTGTGCAAGTCGTAGATGAGTGGCGGCAGCACAAACCCTGCGTCATCACCACCAAGATCAGATGGCAACGTGGCAGCCCGGGCCCAGCTGGCAACCCATCCCCAGAAGTCGGCCCGGGCATGACCCTTAAGCCGCCAATCATGGCTGGCGGTGCTGGTGTCGTTCACGAACCACCGGCAGAGCATCTCCAAGCTGCCGAGATAGCCAAGAAACTCACTGTGGTTCCCCAACTCCATGTGATCGTTAGGAGCCGGCGTGGCGGTGGCAGCCAGCCGGTAGGGCGTTGATGCAAAGGCATCACATAGCAGACGCTTGGTAGGGCCGCTGAACGACTTGAGGATGCTGCTCTCATCCAGCACAACGCCTCCGTAGGCGCTGCAATCCAGCTTTGGCAGTCGCTCGTAATTGGCAATGTTCACGCCTGGCCCGGCCTCGGCCTGCTCACGAATCACCCGGGCATCGACGCCAACAGCTGCGCACTCGCGCTGCATCTGACGGGCAACCGCCAACGGCGTGAGAATGAGCGAGGGCTTGCCAGACTGCTGAGAAAACTCAGCAGCAGCAGCAGCCTCAACGCGGGACTTGCCCAATCCCGTATCAAGAAACGCAGCTGATCGGCCCTTCTCGCAAGCAAAGCGTAAGGTTTCTATCTGATGCGGAAACAGGCTTGGCCATTTGTTATGCAGGGCAAAGCCGCTAGATCCGGCGGACGTGCCCTTCGATGCGATAAAGGCGCGATAATCGCGCAAGGTCACGCTCATAGCAGTGAGAGGGATGATGGAATGTTTTTCATGGTGGTTACCGGGTGACTCGGGGGTGGACCCCTCCGATGAATGAATTATGCCCTGGGCATCCGTAGGGTGTCCAGCACCCGATGCGTAGGGGCCAATCCCGTTACGCGCTGTAGCAATTACCCCAGCGCCCAGCGGCGGGCGGTAGTGGGGCTGCACCCAAGCCTGATGGCGATGGCTTTCCAGGTTTGCCCCTGGGAGCGCCAGCGGTTGATCTTGGTGGAACGGGATTCGGTCAACCAGAGCAGAAACAGAACAGGCAGGAGCAGCAGCACAGCGGCCCATGCCAGAAGGCAGGTGGTAGTCATGGCGAAAAATGCTGTAGGTATCAACAGGGGGCAGCGCCCTCGCCTGTCGATTCCCCCATACCCTAGCCCAGGGTTGACCCCGTGGCGATTTAGTGGCACCATGGCGGAGTCCACCCTTCGCTCATGTACCGCATCAGCCCCCTAGAGGCCGAAGACCTCTTCCTTAAAGCCTCCACCTTCATGACTGCCTGTGATGAGGCAATCGACGAAGCCGACGCCCTGCTCACCTCCATCGCTGAGACAGTCGAGTTCTCCAGCTTCAACCCAGAGCAACGCGCCTCGCTCGCCCAATGGCATAGCGGGGTCCGTTCAGCCCGTATATCCCTGCGCAAATGACCGAGTCACCCCTCACCGCCGCACTGGCCAAGTTCCACAAGGCCGTTGGCACCATCCATGAAAAGTCGAAGGCCCAATATGGCTCCTATGCCGATTTGGCCGATGTACTAGGCACCATCTCCGGCCCGCTAGCCGATTCAGGTTTAGCCGTCACCCAGACCTTTATCCCCACCGAAGGCGTCACCATCCTGCGCACCAGCCTTCGCCACTCTGGCGGCGAGGTCATTGACAGCGACCTGCCCCTGATCCTCACCGAGGGTCGCGGCAACCCGCTCCATTCCTTTGGTGCCGCCTGCACCTATCAGCGGCGCTACGCCCTGCTTGCCATCCTCAACCTGGCAGCTGGCGTCGAGGACAACGACGGCGAAGGTGCGACAGCCCCTGCCAAGAAAGCAGCGCCAGCACCCGCCGCCGCCAAGCCGCAACCCAAGGCGCCTACGCCAAAGGCTGCTACACCTAAGCAGTCACCTGCTGCCGAGGTACAGCCGCCGATGGACGACGCCGAGCGTCAGGAGATCCTCCAGGTTCTCAAGTCACTCATGACTGGCAACCGCACGGCATTTGATGCCTTCGTCACCGAGTACCGCGCCACCTTCAACGTCCCCGAGACGGTGAAGCTGTCCGACCACCTCCAGGAACGGCAGCACGGTGATTTTGCCCAGCAGTTCTTTGCCAGCCTCCCCGAATCTTGACTAGCCCTTACCTCCCGCTAGCCGTTGCAACCCTTGAAGACCTCAAGGACGACTTCCACAGGCGAGCGAATAAAGCCTTCTTCACTTCCCACTTCGTTTCTTATGGAGACCACATCCGCGCTGAAGCCACCATCGCCAACTGCCTTGCCCTCCTGCGACAACTCGACCCGTGTCCGGTTCCTGCTGCTGCGGACGGGGACACAGCTCTGGCTAGCTGATCATGATCGGATCAGCAACCAACGCATAGACGACCGATCAGAGCTGTACACAGTTCACCCTGAGCAGGCTCTTCAGTTCATGACAGTGGAGGCCGCTACCGAACGGGCGCGGCACCTGCTGCACCTGTTCCCAGACCTGACCATCGACGCCGTAGAGGTTCCCGTGCGGCATGGATGACACCCAGTTTCACAACCAGATGGACGAGCTGTACCGCCAGCAAGTGCTGGCAGCAACGGCTAAACGCGACGCTTACCCAGACAGAGAGTCATGGAAGAACCGCACCCTGGTCAGTGCCAAGCTCGACCCTGAAACGTTCTCCAAGCTGCTGGCCTACGCCAAGGCCAACGGCTTCTCTTACAACACCGCTCTCAAGACCATCCTCTCCACCTACTTCCAAACCCATGGCTGATTTCGCCCCCGACGCATTCACCCTGTTCAGCACCTTTAACCGTTCCAAGATCGAAGGCAAAACCGACGAGTATTGGGCCAAGGCTGAGTGGCCCATCGAGCAGATCAACGCCTTGTACGCCTGGGCCAACAGCGGTGACGCCACTGTCACCACCAACCAAAAAGGCGAGCCCTGCGTGACTGTCGCCCAAAAGCTGCTGCCTAAGACAAGCGCAGCCGGTAACGCATACCTGCTTGGCGTCACCAGCGACGCGAAAGCGGCCAAGTCTGATTACGTCCCTTTCTGATCTGCGATGAGCACCCAAGAAGAATGGCGCCCCATTGAGCGGGCGCCTGGGTATGAGGTCAGCAACATGGGCCGCGTTCGCAGCTTGGATCGTGTCGTAAACGTCAGGGCCAACATCAGCGACATCAAGCAGCGCCCTGCCCACACCAAGCGTCGCAAGGGTCGCGTTCTTTCTCTTGGCATTGGGCGTTACGCCTCCGCAACCGTAGGAGGCAAGCCTTCCCTGGTACATCGGTTAGTGGCAGAGGCGTTTATCGGCCCCTGCCCCCCTGGCCATGTCGTTTGCCATGGACTTGGCGGCCCGCTAGACAATCGCCTGGAAAACATCTCTTACGGCACGCATTCCAAAAACCTTGGGGAGGACAAGCGCCGCGACGGAACCATGCAACGCGGCGAGCGTTCAGGTCAATCAAAACTCACCGAAGAGCAAGTCATCGAGATCAAGCGTCGTTCCCTGGCAGGCGAAAGCCGTGCATCCCTTGGCCGCGAGTTTGGCGTAAGGGCTGAGAACATCAGCCACATTGCCCTAGGGCGCAACTGGGGTTGGCTGGAGGTTGCATGAGGCTCGATACCGATGCAGTTTCTGGATTCCTTGAGGCTGCGGGCAAAATCCCGCTGTTGACTCATGACGAGGAAATTCTTTTAGGCCGTCGCGTACAAACCATGCAAGCGATGCTAGCCAACAACCCAAACGGTCCCTACAACAAAGAGGAGAGCCGTATTTTGCGCACAGGCCGAAAGGCTAGAGAGCGCATGATCAACGCTAATCTGCGGCTAGTAGTTGCCATCGCCAAGAAGTACACTTACGTTACCCGCTCGCTAGAGCTGAGTGATTTAATTCAAGAAGGCATGTTTGGCTTAATTCGTGGCGTTGAAAAGTTTGATCCAGAGAGAGGATATCGTGGATCGACTTATTTTTACTGGTGGGTGCGTCAGGGTATTACCCGCGCTATTAGCACCACCGACCGGGCAATCAAGCTGCCAGTCAATGCGATTGAAAGCCTAACCCGCATTCGGCGTTGGGCGCCAGCGTTTTACCAGGAACACGGCAGGGCTCCAACACTGGAGGAGTGTGCTGCCGAGTGCGGGGTAACCACGCTGATCTTGGAGCATTACCTGCAGCACAACCTTGGCGTTATCAGCCTTGACGCTCACGCCCGCAACGATGAGGATTCTGCCCTCAGCCTGTTGCAGATGGTTGCCTGCCCCAATGATGGACCGCTAGAAACGCTGGAAGCTGAGATTAACCACGAAGGGCTTACCGTCTGGTTAAACGAACTGCCAGCTGATGAGCGGGAGATTATGGAGCACCGCTACGGGCTAGGCAAACCAGCCATGTCCCGTGTGGAAGCTGCAGATCATTTCCAAGTCAAACGACACTTGCTAGAGAAGGCCGAACGGCGTGCATTAGCCACGCTGCGGCGGCAAGCTACAGGGGAGCAACCTGCTCCTGAAATCGTCCAAACCACCATTCAGTTCACATGACCATTGATCAGGTGCAGATGGATGCCAGCCGATGGCGTCAGTTCTGGGATTCGTTTAAGGCTGAGCCGCAGCAGGTGGCCGGCATCGAGGAGCTGCGCCAAAACATCCTCCAGGCAGATCCTGGCCTGTTGACCGAGACGGCTAGCTGGGCGGTCAATTTCAGAAAGGCACCCGCTACCCCTGCGCATCCGCAAGGGCAGAACCCCTTGCCGGTGAAGTGGCAGAGCCAGCTGGATAACAAAAGCGGCACAGGTTACCGCGAGTGCTTTTCCAGCTCCTGCGCCATGCTTGCCATGTTCTGGGGCAAGGTCAGCTCAGACGATGAATACAACAGCCTGCGGGCTAAGCACGGCGATTCCACCGATGCTCAGGCGCAGCTGACAACACTGCGCTCCCTGGGGCTGCACGCCAACTTTGCTACCAACGGCACTGCTGCCACCCTGGAGCATGAGATTGACGCAGGTCACCCCGTAGCAACGGGCTGGCTTCATCACGGCCCAACTTCTGCCCCCTCTGGCGGCGGACATTGGACGGTAGTCATTGGGTACACCGAGACCGCTTGGATTCAAAACGATCCCAACGGTGAGGCCAGCCTGGCTGGCGGTGGGTACACCGCTAACCGCAACGGTGCTGGCGTTGTTTACAGCCGCAAAAACTGGAACCCACGGTGGATGCCAGGCGGTTCAGGCGGTTGGCTGCTGACTTGTCACCCCTAATGGAACTCACCCACAACGACGTGGTGACGGCGGCTCAGCTGTCGTTGGACGTGTACCACCTGCCGCTTGACTGGCTGGTGCGTGAGCAGGATGGGACCACCTGGGTTGCCATCGAAGGCAGCGATGAATCGGTGGATTGGCGGCGCAACCTAGAGATGCTCTACACCAGCAGCGACACGCACGCGGGCTTTGAGAACTACAGCACCCGCCTCATGGCTGAAATGCTCGCCGCTGGCACCAGCTTTGACTCCCGCAAGCGCCTCATCCTCTGTGGTCACAGCCTTGGTGGGGCAGTCGCCACGATTATCGCTAGCCACCTGCAGCCGAGTTTCCCGCACTTGGGACTGATCACCTTCGGCTCACCACGCCCTGGTGGTCGCAGGTTTCGTGATCGCTTCCAGGTGCCACACCTGCGCTACGTCCACGGGGATGACATTGTCCCTCACCTGCCATCGAACCTGCTTGGCTTCAGGCATGTAGTCCCTGCCAAGGAGCTACCCATCCCTGGTGATGGACCGCTGAAAAGCGTGTCTGACCACGCCATGGATGGATACATCACTGCGTTGTTGTTGACCCCATGAATGACCTTTCCCCCGCCGCGCAAGCGGTGCTGTCAGCGTTCGGGACACATCCGATACACGCTGAGCACATCTCCGAAGATCTGGTGCCAGCACTGGCCGCCGCCCTGCGGGCTGCTGCTGCTGCTGAAGCCTCCCCCGAAATCGACATTCCCTTTGCCATCGTCGAGGAGTGGGAGCAGATCGAGGGCGTTTGCGCGTCGTTCAACGCTGCCGTTGAGTGGGGGCACAAGCAGGCCCTCGCCCAGCTCCTAGCCATCGCCGCCGAGCTGGAGGGTGCTAGCTGATGGCGATGTCCAACATCGAAGCAGTCCGTGCCAGGTGCGGGCTGCCGTCCAACTGCTCACAATGCGGGTCCCTTGCTGTCTTCATCCTGGAAACCAGGAACACCGCTACCGCCAGGCGTAGACGCAAACGCTGTGATCGCTGTGGCTTCAGGGAGACCACATACGAAATCAGCCAGGCGGAATACAAAGCCCTCATCAAAGGCAAGACCACACCCAAGGCCAAGCCATCGCTCAGCTGTGACACCTGCATCCATTGGGAAACCACCAGCTGCGGGTTTGATTTCCCCGAAGCTGGTGGCTGGTTTGCTGCTGATTGCAGCTGCTATTCAGCTGGCGAGTAACGCCTTCAGCTCCTCCACCGTGAGCCCTGCTGCTGCCAGCTTTTCAGCTGGTGTTGGTGGGGCAGCGGGGAATGTGATAGCCATTACTTCAATGCCTCCTTGAGTTGGTCAACAGTGGTGGCAGCATCAATGGCAGCCTGCTGCTTGGCGTACTTGTCGCGGATTCGCTGACGGCCAGTCTCTGCCTCTTCAGCAGTGGTGCCAGGGATGCGCTTGGAGATGATGTCATCCAATGGAGCAAACTCCTCAGCGCGGGCAGCACGGCGGCGGTCATGGGCAATGACCTTAGCCTTGGTCATGTCGTGCTCTACTGCCTTGCCATTCTTGACCCAGGCATTGCGGAAGGTGCGATCACTGGGGATAGCAGCTTCCTCGACGATCTCATAGGCTGCGCCAGCAGGGATATCCTTCAGTGCCAACTCAACTGACACGGTGGGGATGATGACGCTGACGCCGCCTTCTGAGTCTTGAAAAATAATTCGTTTCATGGTGCTACCTCAGCGGAAGATGGCGACGTTGACAGTATCAAAATTATGATTCGTCCAAGCGTCACTGAAGCAATAAACTTGAACGGCAGAAGCCGTGTAGGTATTGTTCATGCCTCCAAAAGTAATTGCATTCCTTGGGTCCGCATTGTCTCTTCGTCCTCCCGCCACTGCCGCATAGTTGGCATCTGGCAGCGCCGCTGCGAAGTTCACCGTGTAGATGCCCGTCGCGTTATCCGTAATGCTGCTGACGTTGTAGCTGGCGCGGATCGCCACGGCGCCGGTTCCGCTGTTGAAGTTCACCCAGGCTTTGCAGGTCGTGCCTGTCAGCGTGGCATCGGCAACCTTGTCCCCCGCCGTCTCCGTCTCAAGCGTCGTGCCTGTCTTCTTCCATAGCTTCACAGGTACGTTGGCCTTCAGCTGGGCTGCGTCAACAACCCTGCCAGCAGTGCCAGCTGTAATGGCAGCTGTGTCGGCAAGCGTCACCACGCCTTTGGTGGTCGTCGTGGCATCTGCGGCGCCCACCGCACCAGCGCCTGCCAGCTTCACGATGTTGCCGGCGCTGTCCTTGATATACGCCGCAGGGCTAGCTGCGTTGGTATTCAGCGCCAGCTCACCTGCTTCAAGGTCGCTAGGCAGCGGCGCCTTGTTAGCCGTTGCGCTGTGCTTCAACTTGAGCCTTATGGCCATTGGAAAAACCTCCCGGTCCTAAAAAGGGCGCATACCGCGCTTTTCCTATTCTAGGCAGGGCCTGGGTTGAGGGCTAAAACGAGCCGCAGTCGAGGGTCGGGCCGATCAGCACGTCACCCCAGGCGCTTCCATCCCACTGCTGCAGTGTTGACGTAGTGGAGTTGTAGACCAGCCGCCCCGTATCTGCCCCAGCAGTTCGCAGCAGGTCGCGCTCCAGCGTGGTCATCACCTGCGGTTGCACCAGCCCAGCTTTAGTAAGCGACATCAGAACGAGCCCCCTTCTAACACGCTAGCCGCAACCCAAGCGCTGAGCGCTGTAGACCAGCGAAGCACCTCCTCTGCCGCCGTGCCATTAGGCAGCGTGGTGCCGCCACCTCCACCACCTCCACCGCCTCCAGTGGAAGGGACGCCCTCAATCAGTATCCAGTAGGGACTGTTAGCAGGTGGCGGTGCGCTGAAGTTGACCGTGCGGGGAGCGACAAAGGTGTAATCCTTGTCGGCCTCCTGAATCACACCACCCAAGCTGATCAGCAGACCCGTTGCCGCGCTTCCGTCTGCCGACAGCGTGAAGGTAGAACGGTTACCGTCCAGCGCCTCCATGAACGTTGCCTTCTTTCCGGCTGTTGGGCGGTTAACCCACTTATTCAGCGTGCTGTCAAAGATCAACGTCTCGCCGTTGCTAGGCGCCGTGATCGTGGTATCAAGCAGGTCTCTGAGGGTGGTAGAGGATGACCCGCCATTCAGCGTGTCAATCCGCACCCAGCCTTTAGCCGCACCCAGCGACAGTACCCAGTCACCTGCGTCGTACAGCTCGCCGTTGTAGGTGCCAGCAACCTTGCAAACAAAGTATGCGCCCGTATTCCTGTCGGCTGCAGCGGGGATCGGACCAGGGACAAACGCGCCTGCCGTGCCGAATTGCGTTACGTCCAGGATGTCGCCGGTTGCAGCGTCAAACGTGCCGCAGAACCGCATGTTCTCCGTGCCCAGCCGCCCCAGCGAACCCACGGACATCCATGAGTTGCCGTTCCACATGTGGAGCTGGGCCGTGGATTCCTGGTACCACAACATCCCGTTGTGATACAGGTTTGCCGAAGCAGGCTCGGCCTCCTGAATGAAGGAGATCGCGTAATCCTTCAGCTTCTCCTGAGCGATGCTGCGGTCGGCCAGCCGCGCAGCTTCAAAAGTGCCGGTGTTGATCTTGCTGGCATCCAGGTCGGGGATGTCGATGGCGTTTAGCAGTAGCCCTGCAGTGACGTGCCCGCGCGCATCAACCGTCACCTTGGGGTAGGTGCCAGCAGCGATGCCACTGCTGCTATGGGACAGCGCGCCCGCTGCGTCTACTTCCAGCCCCGGCCCCTGGATGCGAACAGCGCCTACCGTGGCGCTTGTGGCAAGCGGCAGGTCGCCCGGCACCAGCGGCACAATGCTAGTGACGTGCCCGTGATCGTCATAGCTGACCCCATTGCGGGTGTCAGGCGTCACCGTGTTGGCATGATCCAGAGCGCCAACGCCGCTGACAGTCAACCCCGAGGCAGCTGGCACGCTGACACCGCCGATGGCAGTATCTGTTGCCACGGGCAGGTCGCTAGGCACCAGCGCCACCGCAGCGGTGATATGCCCCTGCGCGTCGTAGCTGATGCCGCTCCGCACCGATGCAGTAATTGCATTGGTGTGACCGATGGCGCCGCTGGTCTTGTCGAGGCCCCGGTCCAGGCTGCTCGCTGGGATCTTGGCAGCCGTCACCGTGTCATCGGTGAGCTTGGCGCCGTCTACGCCAGGAGCAATCTTGCTGTTGGTGACCGCCAGATCCAGAATGGCCGCCGTGTCAACGGCCCCATCAGCCAGCTCAGATGCAGTGATCGCATTCGCGGCAATCTGCAGTGCCGTCAAGCTGTCCACAGCGATCTTGCCGCCTGGCAATGACCCGTTGTCAATCAGGACAACGCCGTTTTGGATCAGCTCTTTGGCGGTGAGCTTGCGCGTTTCTGAGGCAG